GGTTTTTGTCTGGTGAACATCTCGACTACATCGAGTCATTGCGTGTGCAGTATGCACAGATCATGTGTACATCATCACCACATGATCTACCCATCATGCAACCAATAACCAATAACCATGAACCAATAACCAATAACCAAGAACCAGTTATTGACGCCGCGCCTAAAGGCGCAGCCAAAGGAAAAAGGCTTTCGCCAGAATGGGGATTGCCAAAGGCTTGGGGTGACTGGACTATCTCTGAGTTCAATTGGACAGAAAACCAAGTTAGAGCAGAGGCTGAAAAGTTTAAAGACTTTTGGATTGCCAAGCCTGGGAAGGATGGTGTTAAGTTGGATTGGTCAGCAACTTGGAGGAACTGGTGCAGGAATGCAAAGGTTCAACCTGATAAACAAAATAGTTCGTTGTTGTCGGGGGGCATATGAAAGGCCATCACGACCTCATCAAAATGAGGATGGCAAGACAAACCCCGGCTTGCGTTTGCCTTTACGATTTCCCGTTTGACACCGATTGGGCAAAGTGGGGAGACTTGCCAAGGGTATGCACTGAGGGGCAACCAGTTGTTGATTTAGATTTGCGTTTTGTTGTTGGCTTAACGGTACACATTGAAAGCAACAGCGAAGACCGAGCGAATCACTTGTTTGACAAGTGCATAGCAATGGGGGCGAACATAGTTGCATCAAGCAGCTATCCATCACCAGAGCAAGACCCGTATTCACGCGCACCATCAAAAAGCCGTTTATTTTTCAGACATTTTGGAAACCAACATGACAAACATCATTCCGTCAGATTCGATTGACTTTAGGCAGTACCTGAGAGACACAGACGCAAAGGCGAACGTCAAAAACGCATCGGAGTACACCCAGACCTTAAAAGACCGTCTGCGCCAAAAGAACAAGGAAAAAAAGATTTATCTGCCTTGGCCTAAGACCCGTGACAACTTTGACTTTAGACCCGGCGAGGTTACGGTTTGGGCCGGACAGAACGGACACGGCAAGAGCCTAGTGACAAGCATGGTTTGTTTGTCTTTGATCGGCCAAGAACAAAAGGTTTGCATTGCCAGCTTCGAGATGAAGCCCCACATGACCGTGCAGCGCATGGCAAGGATGTATTCGGGCATGAACCCGTTTTCTCCAGAGTTCCAAGGCAGTGATGGGGTAAACGCCATTGACGCCCTTTACGATGAATTTGGCGGCTGGGTGGACAAGCGACTATGGATTTACGATCAGCAAGGCACAGCAGACCGTGAGCTAGTCATCGGCATGGTGAGATATTGCGCGACAGAGCTAAAGCTAAACCATGTGGTGATTGACAACCTTGCCAAAGTGGTAAGCGGTGAGGATGACTACAACGGTCAAAAGGCTTTTGTCGATGAAATGACAGCCGTGGCCCGTGACCACCAGATCCACATTCATATCGTTCACCATCTTAAGAAGCCGGGAAAAGAAACAGACCTGCCTGACAAGCACGACTTAAAGGGCAGCGGGGCCATTGCTGACCAAGTGGACAACATCATCTTAGTGTTTCGCAACAAAGCCAAAGAAATTGCATTACGCAGCGGCAAAGGGGGCGAAAAAGGGCAAGAGCCTGACCAAGTGCTATTTGTCAGGAAGCAAAGGAACTACGAAGGCAGCGGGGACGGGGAGCCTCAGATCAACTTGTGGTTTGACATGGACAGTCAGCAATACCGCGAATCCTTTGATTCGGGGGCGCTTTTCTTTGCGAACTACCCTCACTATCCAACGTAACGTCATCCCCAAATAAGATAACAGCCACACTTAGGGAAAACCCTATAAAATAAACTTTTAAATTGTGTTTGTTTGTAGTTAAAATTAAACAACAAAAACTTGGAGACTTGGAGGATGAATGAACGAACACCTAGAACACATGACCAACCACATCGCCAAGTTAGCCATGATGCCTGCCTGGATAGACGAAATGCGAAGGTGGACAAAAGAACTGGAAGCGCACGAATCCGGTTTTTACAAAGGGTTGGGCCTGAAGGTTGCAGAGCGCATCAAATCATTGAAAGAACAAGAGAAAGATGGGGGATCAAATGAACGCACTTGATAAAGCAGTCGATTATTTGAGAGACCATGCCGGTGACTATGCCGTGTCAGAGGGCCAGCTAGTCCTAATGCAAGAGATGCGAAAGACCGTCAAAGCCGAACTCATGAAAGAGGCAGAGCTAAACGGGCACAAAACAACAGCAGCGCAAGAACGGGAAGCCTACGCAGGCGAAAGGTACAAACATCACCTATTGGCGCTTCAGGCGGCTACGGAAAACAGAGAGCGCACCCGCTGGATGATGATTGCTGCCCAGGCACGAATCGAAGCGGAGAAGGCGAACATCTATGCAAACAACCGAACCGATAAGGCGATGCGATGAAAGGTAAAACACCAACAAAGGCAGAAAAAGCCTTACACGACAAGATTGCACGGCTTGGCTGTATCGCTTGCATGAAAGACGGGTTTTTTAATGACCACGTTTCAATTCACCATGTAGATGGCAGAACAAAGCCGGGAGCGCATTTAAAGGTGTTGGCGCTATGTGGGCCACACCACCAGGACGATGGAAGCGGCACAATAGCCGTACATCCTTGGAAAGCACGGTTTGAGGAGCGTTACGGCTCACAGACTGACCTAATAGCCGAAACAATGAGGATGATTGCATGAGATACGCTGCAAGGGTAGACGAAAACCAAGCCGCCATCGTTAAGGCGCTGCGAGATGCTGGTGCATACGTGTGGATTATTGGGTTGCCTGTCGATATTTTGGCGGGGTATAGGGGGCACACATGGTTGATGGAAATCAAGACCAACGAAAAGAAGAAGCTGACCAAGCTGCAAACAGACTTTTTCGCTAACTGGACTGGTGGGACGCTATGCCGGATTGACTCGCCTGAAGCTGCACTTAGGGCTATTAATTCAAAAGCGGAGTGATATAATTGCGGCAAGAGGGTTTTTGTGTTGCGAGATCAAGGCGCAGATACACAAAAGCCTTCCCCGGCCTACCCCTCGTCACATGGAGCTTGATCCTCTGTGTCACGGGGGGTTTTCTTTTGGGGAATTGAAATGCAATGCAAGGTTGAAAATTGCGATAGACAAGTAAGGTACAAAGCCGCTTGCCTTTGCCAAAAACACTATTTCAGAGTTATGAGAAACGGCACGACTGACACAAAGTTGACCATAAAAAAACAGCAGCTTGGATACACCAGAAGGCAAAGAGTGACCATGCCTGGACGGGGCTATCAACGCCTTTATGCTCCAAGCCATCCACTTGCTGACACACAAGGGTATGTTTCAGAGCATCGCAAGGTGGTGTTTGACCGAATTGGCTACTCGCTTCATTCGTGCGAGTTATGCGGAAAACCAGAGACATGGGAAACGGTACACATTGACCACAAAGACAACAACCCTAAAAACAACAATCCCGAAAATTTGCGCCCGTTATGCCGAGTGTGCAACACGTTTCGTGATTATCCAGATCGCCACACCATGAAAAGCAATCATGCCATTGAGTTAAATGGCGTGATATTGACAGCAAACGAATGGAGTCGCGTGACTGGGGGCTATTTGTCTAACACCACAATTGTCCGTAGGATTGCAAGCGGGATGACGGTAGAAAAGGCACTTTTGACGCCGAAAACAACGCACAAAGGCGAAGTGCCGTACACCCACGAAGGTTTGCAGGAAATCGCCAAGCATTACAACGCTGAAACAAGACGGCTAAAAAAAGATGCAAATTAACTACAAAAAAATCTTGTAGTAACGTACAATTTAACAATCAACAAAGGAGTCACCGTGAAAACCCTATTCACAATCGCAGTTCTGTTCTTGTCTTTCGCAGTCCAAGCCCAAACCACCACCAGGTGCGTGAAAAATTGGGATGGTAGCGTCACTTGCACCACTACCCGTAATGGTGGGTTCTGATGGCCACCAAGAAAGAGGCTAAACCCGAAAAGGCGACAAAGCCTGTAAGGGACAAAGCCGCCATCTGCCAAGAAGTCTTGGAAGGCATGAGAAACGGTTTGAGCACTTTTAAGTCGTGCCAAGCAGCAGGGATTGCGAACAGCACGTTTCATAAGTGGGTTGGTGAGGACTCACTTCTGAGAGACAATTACGCGCACGCGAGGGAAGACCTGATTGAACGCATGGCCCAAGAAGTAATGGAACTAAGCGATCAAGAAGTCCCAGAGACTGGTGACGGTAAGAAAGACTGGCAAGCCATCCAAAAGCACAAACTGCAAGTGGACACGCGCAAATGGTTGCTTTCTAAGCTGGCCCCAAAGAAGTATGGCGACAAGCTAGAGGTTTCTGGAGACCCGACAAATCCATTGGTGACGCGCATTGAACGAGTGGTCGTTAAATCTTGACAGCATTAACACTCCCCACCCCTGAGTGGGCATTGCCTCTTTTAAACCCAAGCCGCTACAAAGGCGCATGGGGTGGACGTGGCTCCGGCAAGTCCCACATGTTTGCCGAGCTCATGATCGAGGCCCACATCATGGACCAGAAACGGCGCTCGGTTTGCGTGCGCGAGATCCAGAAGTCGCTCAACCAATCCGTCAAGCGACTGCTCGAAACCAAGATCGAGGCCATGAACGCTGGCGCTTACTTCGAGGTGCAGGATGCCGTCATCAAGTCCCGCAAGGGCGACGGGGCCATCATTTTCCAGGGTATGCAGAACCATACCGCCGACAGCATTAAGTCGCTGGAGGGCTACGACTGCGCCTGGGTGGAAGAAGCCCAAAGCCTCAGCCAAACCAGCCTTGACCTCTTGCGCCCCACCATCCGAAAGCCAGAGTCCGAGCTCTGGTTTACCTGGAACCCGCGCCAGCACTCCGACCCGGTAGACCACCTGCTCCGTGGCCCAACGCCACCCAAGGACGCCACCGTCCTCAAAGTCAACTTCACCGACAATCCGTGGTTTCCATCAGTCCTCAAAGACGAGATGGAATACGACAAGCGGCGCGACCCAGACAAATATCAGCATGTCTGGATGGGTGGCTACCTGACAAACAGCAACACCCGAGTGTTCAAGAACTGGCGCGTCGAAGACTTCGAGGCACCACCAGACGCAATCCATAGGCTCGGTGCAGACTGGGGATTTGCGGTCGACCCGACGACACTGGTGCGCTGCCACATCATTGGCCGCAACCTCTACATTGATTACGAGGCTTACATGGTCGGCTGCGAGATCGTGAACACCCCAGAGCTGTTTATGACCGTGCCTGAGGCCGAGAAGTGGCCCATCGTGGCCGACTCCGCCAGGCCAGAAACCATCAGCCACATGAAGCGCAACGGCTTCCCCAAGATCATGACAGCGGTCAAAGGGCCGCGATCAGTGGAGGAAGGCATCGAGTTCCTCAAGAACTACGACATCGTTGTCCACCCCCGCTGCATCCACACCATCGACGAGCTGACGCTGTACAGTTACAAGCAAGACCCCCTAACGGGCAAGATCCTGCCAGTCCTGGAGGACAAGAAAAACCACGTGATCGATGCCCTGCGCTACGCCTGCGAAGCCGTTCGCCGGGCTGGTGCATCCAAGCCAGCAATCTTCACACCATTGCCGAATGTCAAAAAGTGGTGATTTTTTAAGCGCGGTGAGATAATCCGCACAAATTGAGGAAATCCCCATGGCCCGAATGAGCAACGACCAACGCCTCGCCAACCTTCACACCGAAGCCTTGGCGCAGTTTGATGACGTACAGACAGCCCTCCGCGACGAGCGCCTGCAATGCCTCCAAGACCGGCGCTTCTACTCGCTGGCAGGCAGCCAGTGGGAAGGCCCACTTTGGGATCAGTACGAGAACAAGCCCAAGTTTGAGGTCAACAAGATCATGCTCGCGGTGATTCGCATCATCAACGAGTACCGCAACAACCGCATCACGGTGGACTACGTGTCCAAGGATGGCCAGGAAAACGACAAACTGGCCGAGGTCTGCGATGGTCTGTATCGTGCAGACGAGCAGGCATCCGTCGCAGATGAGGCCTATGACAATGCTTTTGAGGAAGCAGTCGGCGGCGGCATCGGCGCATGGCGCTTGCGCACAGTCTACGAAGACGAGGAAAACGACGAGGACGACCGCCAGCGCATTAGGATCGAGCCCATCTTTGATGCCGACAGCTCCGTGTTTTTTGACCTCGGGGCCAAGCGCCAGGACAAGTCCGACGCCAAGTATTGCTTCGTGGTCACCTCCATGACCCGCCAGGCCTACCAAGAAACCTGGGGCGACAACCCAACCGACTGGCCCAAGATCATCCACCAGTACGAGTTCGACTGGTGTACCCCTGACGTGGTTTACGTGGCCGAGTATTACAAGGTCGAGGAAAAGACCGAGACCATCCGCATCTTCCAGAACATCGCAGGCGAGGAAGAACGCTACACCCAGGCCGACTTTGCCAATGACGAGACCCTAGAAGAAACCCTCATGGCCATCGGCACAGTCGAGGTGCGTCAAAAGAAAGTCAAGCGCAAGAAGGTTCGCAAATACATCATGTCCGGTGGCCGAATCTTGGAAGATGCTGGCTATATCGCAGGAAAGTGCATCCCGATTGTGGTGGTTTACGGAAAACGCTGGTTCGTCGATAACGTAGAGCGTTGCATGGGCCACGTGCGCCTGGCCAAAGACGCCCAGCGTCTCAAGAACATGCAACTCTCCAAGCTGGGTGAGATCTCCGCACTCTCATCGGTGGAAAAGCCCATCCTGACCCCCGAGCAGGTCGCAGGCCACCAAGTCATGTGGGCCGAGGACAACATCAAGGATTACCCGTACCTCCTCATCAACCCGATTACCGACCAGAACGGCAACCAGGCTGTGTCTGGTCCCGTGGCCTATACCCGATCAGCAATGATCCCCCCGGCCATGGCAGCCCTCTTGCAGATCACCGAGACCGACATGCAGGACATTCTTGGGAATCCTCAAGGCGCTGAAAAGATGGTTAGCGGCATGTCAGGCAAAGCCGTGGAGATGATCCAGACCCGTGTCGACATGCAGGCCTTCATCTACATGAGCAACTTTGCCAAGGGAATGAAGCGCTGCGGGGAAATCTGGCTCTCCATGGCCAAAGAGGTCTACATCGAAGACAAACGCAAGATGAAAACCATCGCCCCCACAGGCGAGGCCGGGATGGTCGAGCTCATGCAGCCAAGCATTGACCAACAGACTGGCGAAGTCGTCATGGAAAACGATCTCAGCTCTGCCACCTTCGACGTCGTGGCCGAGGTCGGCCCATCCAGCACCAGCAAGCGCGAGGCCACAGTCCGAGCCCTGACCGGAATGCTCCAGATCACAGCAGACCCAGAAACCCAGCAAGTGATCACCGCCATGGCCATGATGAATATGGAAGGCGAGGGCATGGGGGACGCAAACGCTTACTTCCGCAAGAAGCTCCTGCGCATGGGCGTGGTCAAGCCCACCGACGACGAAGCCCAGGAACTCATGGCCGAAATGCAAGGCCAGCCGCAAGACCCAAACGCGATGTACTTGCAGGCCGCAGCCGAAGAAGCCACAGCCAAAGCAGCCCAAGCCCGTGCAAGCACCATTAAGACAATTGCAGACGCAGAACTGAGCCAAGCCAAGACAGCCGAAGTCTTATCTGGGATTGGTCAAGAGCCACAAACGCAACAAGCTCAACCCGCCATGCCTGACCTGAGTCAGAGAAAGATGGAACTTGAAGCCCTGAAGCTAGAGCGTGAACTACAAATGGCTGAAGAAAAACACGCCTTAGAAATGATGAACGAAGGCGTAAGGATGGAGCGAGGCGAAGACGGTCGCACCAGGGCACGGTCCGAGGTGGATGTACGCAGCGAACAGGTAGGAAACCAAATTAGCGAGGCCGTAAACTCATTGAAAGAAGTTGTCCAGATGCAAGCAAATGCCATTCAATCCGCATCGGAGCGAACAGCAGAGGCCCAAACTAAAACAGCCGCCATGCTCACCAAGCCCCGCAAAATTGTCAGAGAAAAAGGCAAGATTGTCGGCATCAAGATTGAAGACTGACACCCTGCAAACATGACACAAGGAACAAACATGGCAACTTCAAAACATGGGAGGGCTGAGTAATGGCTTTCACACTTTCAGGCACGACTATCACCCAAACAGCAGGCACAACAGACACAAGCTGGGACGGTATTAACGGCATGGCAGGCGTTACCCGCGTTTCAATGGGTGAGGGGTTTTTGTACTACTGCCCCACATTGCTGATCAGGATCAATGGCACGGTCACCATTGCCGACCCGTCCAAAAGCACAGTGATTCCGTATGCGATCCAAATCGGCGGGACAGGTAATTACACCTCTGGCTCATTTGCAGCAGATGGGGTGACGCCAAAAAGCTCTGGCATTCATTTTCAAGCGTTTGGCTTCAATAACCAAATGTCTGACACCGTGGCAGGTGCAGCCTTTGGTGTTGACCCAAGTGGCAGGGCTACGCTGATTGGCGGAAGCTACTACGTCAACGGCAGCATCACCTATGCCAATGGTGCAATCATCCGAGAATATGGTGTAGATAAATATGCCACTCGCGGCTACGGGGCCGGCAGCGTGCGTGTGCGAGCTTTTGCAACTGACGTGATTCTTCGCAACACTCGCCATTACGACATTGCCTATGACCTTTTCAGAATGCCAACGGAATTCTCAGCCAAGGCATTCGGTTCTGAATACTTGATGCAGTATGTTGGGGCGGTTGCTGGCGGTACTGACGCAAAGTTTGTCGCTTACGCCCCTAGCAACGTCGATGGGACTTACGACTTTGACAATTACGGAGCTGGTTGGGTTGAGCTGTACAACTCTGCAAAAGGCGCAGCACTGAACGTAGTCATTCAAAACCCCACGGCGGGGTATAGAAACGCACACGTAGTCCCGCTTTTTCAAGAAGTCAACTTCAAGGTAACAAACCTTGCAGGGGCCAATATCCAAAATGCACGGTTTAAGTCAACTGACGCACCCGTCAACAGCCCAACGGCAACGATCACAACGGCAAGCAGCCTCAAAACTTGGGACTTTCGCACGCCTCTGAGTTACACCGGCACAACCAACGCCAGTGGTGTCGCTGCGTCTGTACCAATCCTGCAAGTCTGGTGGGGCACAGCGAACACCAAGAATCTGCGCTTTCCGTCTAGCACAGCCAATTACCAGTTCCGTACCTACGATTACCAGACACAAGACACTTCAATAGTGTTGGGCTCTGACACTGCAATTGCCAAAGGCATGGCGCTTGTTCCGCTGGCAACGGCGGTGACGGTAAATGAAGCTACGGCGGCTGCACTGACAGGCATCGCATTTACGGCATCGGGCGCAACTGGTGGGTCAATTGTGATCAGCGCCAACCGCACACTGCAAGACCTCTGGAACTACTACCGCTACTGGATCAGCCAATTCACCAATTGGGCCAGCACAGACACATGGACTTGCAACAACGGCGTG